CCTCCGCGGGTAACGCCACCGACTTCGGTGACCTCACCGTAGCCCGTGATGAGAACCCGGCCGGGTGCTCGTCGGCGACCAGGGGCCTATGGGGTGGCGGTCAGAATGGTGGCTTGAGCAACGTCATCGACTATGTGACGATCGCGTCAGCGGGTAACGCGATCGATTTCGGTGACCTCACCGCTGCCCGCAACGGTCCCGCCGGGTGTTCCTCGGCGACCAGGGGCCTATGGGGTGGCGGGTTCGTCACCGGACCGGTGAACACCAACATCATTGATTTCGTGACGATCGCCGCGGTGGGCAATGCCACCGACTTCGGTGACCTCACCGCTGCCCGCCACGCGTTGGGCGCGTGCTCCGACGTGCACGGGGGCCTGTATGGGTGACGTGAGCAGGCGGGACACCACCGACCTGCTCACCCTCGCAACCCGGTCCGCGGAAGCGTTCCACAAGCAGGGCAGCCAACTGAAAATGGTCACCCTCGACGTGACCGAGCACACCCCGGTTGGGATCGCCCGCCACCTGGTCGCGATCATCGAACGCACCCGCAGCGCGCTACGCGAATCGGAGATCAACGTGCGCCGCGCCGAGCTCGACCGTGAGGAAGCCGAGGACCGGGCGGCCGCCGCGGCGGACCGGATCACCCGGGAACGCGCCCACCTCGACGCCCTCGAAGCGGGCAACAAGGTGGACAGCACACGCGCCGCGCAAAGGGGGGCGCTACGGAAACTCACCCAAGCGTTACGCGAGTACGAGGCGATCTGCGAGCAGCTCGGGGTGGACGTCATCACCGAGGACATGGTTGAGGCGAACGACGTCACCCACCACCTGATGCGGGCGATGAGCCAAGCACTCGCCGCGGCCCGCGCCCGTGGCGGGGTGATCGATGAGGGCAACCACATCTACCTGCAGGACCTTGGGGTGAACGGGGCGGCAGCGCAGCGGGAGCTGACCGCGTACCTGGAAGCTGAGCAGAACCTCATCAACGAGGGCCGGGTGCCCACGTTCCACATGCAGGTCGATTTCCTCCGCCAGTTCGCGGAACGGTACGGCCCGCAGGTGCACCAGTACGTCCACCACCGGGGCCTGCTGCCCCTGATCGAGGAAGCCCTCGCGAACCCGAAGGAGATCACCGATGCCGATCAGTGTTTACCACTTGGAATCGGATGGGACCGTCCCGGTGAACGTCACTGACGGGGGCTACTTCCCGGTGCCGAACGGGTTACCATCCCCGCAGGATTGGGACCTGCTCGGTGTCACGGTGAGCCCTTCCGGGTTCACCGACGTCGCCAGCGTGGCCGCGCTGACCGCGTACCTCACGCAGGCCGCCGCCGACCACGGGTGGGCCGGCATGGATGGTGAACCGTTCAACCCCGCGGTGGCCTCTGAATGGTTGTGGGCTAGGCAGTGACGTTCTACCCGCTGCTGCTGGGTTCCCCGTTCGGGGTGAGCTACTCCAGCCTCAGCACACCGTTGACGGCGGCGGTGGAGATCGCGTTCACCGGTGGCACGTTCACGAACATTACGGGGGACACCCGGGGTGTGCAGATCACCCGCGGCAGGTCGCAGGAGTTGGACCAGGTACGCGCCGGCCAGTGCCAGTTCACGTTGAACAACCATTCGCGCACGTATGACCCGGACAGTAGCCCCGTGTTCGCGGGGAACGTGCGACCCCGTAAACCGGTGCGGATCAGCCTCGCCGGGGTGCGCCTGTTCACCGGCAGGGTTGAGGACTGGGGTTTCACGTACGACGTGAACGGGGACAGCCTCGCGCAGGTGACGGGGGTGGACGGGTTCGCGCAGCTCGCGCAAACATCGATGGCTGGGACATCGTTCTCGTCGCAGACGACGGGGGCGCGGATCAGCGCCGCGACCAGTGGGAACGGGTGGGCCGCGGGCAGCCTCCAAGCGGACACCGGTCTCGCCACCCTCGCCGCTGGCAGTGTCGCCCCCACCGATAACCTGCTCAGCTACCTGCGGCAGGGGGAGATCAGCGAACCCGGCCTGCTGTTCGTGAACCGCGCGGGGACGCTCGTGTTCGAGGACCGCAGCCTGCCCACGGGTGCCGCGGTGCTCCAGTTCACCGACAACCCGGCCGGCACTGGGATCGCGTACACGAGTATCGAGTTGGAGTACGGCACGGAGCAGCTGCACAACCGGATCGTGGTGACAACTCCGGGGGGGACGAGCACCGCGAACGACACCACCAGCCAGGGGGAGTACGGGCTGATCGCCCGGAACGTGGACACGCTCCTGTCCACAACGGCGCAGGCGGGGGATTTGGCCGGGTATCTGCTGGCCCGGTACAAGGACCCGCGGGTGCGGATCCGCCGCCTGGGGGTGATGGTGTCCGCGCAGGACCCGGGTGAGCAGCAAGCGTTGGCCGCCTTGGATTTGGGGTCACGGGTTGAGGTGACGTTCACCCCGAACGGGATCCCCCCCGCGATCGTAAAAGACTTGACGGTGGACCTGATCGAGCACACCCTGCAACCGCGTGACGCGACCACCCTCGTGCACACCATGAACATCACCGTGAGCGACCTGCAAACGACCGCGTTCACCCTGGACGTGGATGTTCTCGACGGTCCCGCGGTTCTCGGTTTCTAGTGGAAGGATGACACTGTGCCCCTCACCTCGATCGTGGATTTCGTCGCCAACCAGGTGCTGACCGCGGCGCAGATCGATGACGTGAACTGTGGGGTGAAAAGTTTCGCGACCACCGCGACGAGGGACGCCGCCTACGGGGGCAGCGGGGAACGCACCCTCGCCGAGGGTGAAACGTGCTACATCGAGGGCGACGATGTGATGCAGGTGTACAGCGGCAGCGTGTGGGAGAACGCCGTCCGCACCGGTGCGTGGGTCACGTTCACCCCCGGGTTGCAGAGTTACGGGACGGGCACCGATTGGGCGTTAGGCAACGGGAGCACCACCGGGGCGTACATGCGGGTCGGCCGGGCGCTGATCGGGTTCCTGCAACTTACGATCGGGAGCACCACCACGAAAGGCACGAAGAACCTCGCGTTCGGCACCCCCGTGAAGGGCAAGGCGACATTGCCGAACGATGAGAACGCGGTAGGAACCTGCGGAGCGCGGGACGTCAGCGGTGCCGACGGTTTCAGCGGTGTCGTCCGCATCGACAACAACGGCGACATCCTGTTCCCCCAGTTCCTCGCCGCGAGTGGGACATACGCAACGAACGTCACCGTCACGAGCACCGTGCCGATGACCTGGGCGACGGGAGATTTCCTCACCATGACATTCGTGTATGAGTTGAACGCATGATGTGGTACCTGGCGTGGAACGAAACCGACCCGATCCCTGAGGAGTGGGTGTGGGAACGCCTCCGGAAGCGCCGTGACCAGCTCCTCCGGGACACGGACTGGCGGGTCGTCACCGACGCCGCGTGGGACGTGCAACCATGGGTTGACTACCGGCAGCAGCTGCGGGACCTGCCGCAGACCACGAGCGACCCGCGGACCGCCGAATGGCCGGAGGTGCCAGGGTGACCGAGCCCGATGTGACCGCGGTCCGGATCACCATCCGGGAGGTGTACGACCTCGTCATCCGCATCGACCAGAAACTGTCCGCCCTCGACCAGGCCCGCCACTTTGAGACGGAGCAGCGGAACATGCTGATCCAACGCATTGAGGAGGTGGAGGCCACCCTGCGGCAGGTGCAGTTGCGGATGGCCGCGTGGCCGGCGGTGGCCACCGTCGCCGCGATCGTTGCAATCCTCATCGGTGTCAACAACCTCCTGAAAGGATGACAATGAGAGTCCCCCACGTTCCCGCGGAGGCCCGCAAGTGGGTGTACCGTGTCGCGCTCGCCCTGATCCCGATCGCCGTCGCGTACGGCTGGCTGCAGGACGAGATGGCCCCCTTGTGGGTCGCCCTCCTCGCCGCCATCTTGGCCCCCGGGTTGGCGTTGGCGAACATCACCCCCGACCCCACGGCGGAGCAGTACTGGGCCGGCCTGGACACCGAGGACACCCCGCAGGCATGACCCTCCGCTTGCGGCCCCCGTCGAACCGGTGGACCGCCCCAACCGAGTACTCGAGCATGACCAGGGCGACCGTGCCCGACGTCGAGCCGACGGTGACGATCACCTGCCACCCGAAGGCGGCGCCCCTGCTCACCTGGATTATCTGGCAGGTCGACAAGCGCGTGGCACCCGTGAACCCGCGGACGACCGCCGCGTGGAACAACCGTCCCATCGCCGGATCCGACCGGTGGTCCACGCACGCCACCGGGGCGGCGGTGGACATCAACTGGGACCTGTGGCCCAT